TGCCGAAGGTGTGACCCTGGCGGGGCAGTTGAGTATTCGATGGATTGAAGATCGAATCAATCTATTCATGAATTCATTGATGAAAACTACTTATACTGATTATGTGGTCGCCAGCGATACCGATTCGGTCTACTTGAATCTCGCCCCCTTGGTCAATAAGGTGTTCAAAGACACCAGTGATACCAACAAGGTTATCAATTTCATGGATACGGTGTGTCGAGAAAAATTACAACCGTTCATCGATGCCAACTATCAAGACCTTGCCGATTATATGCAGGCCTATGCCCAGAAGATGCAGATGAAGCGGGAAGCCTTGATCGACAAAGCCATTTGGACTGCCAAGAAGTGCTACATGGTCAATGTCTGGGATCAAGAAGGGGTTCGGTATCGTGAGGCTGATATGGTGATTCACGGTCTCCAGGCGATCAAATCGTCTACCCCAGGGGCCTGCCGTCTCAAGATCAAAGAAGCCTTGAAGATCATCATGAACGGCACAGAGGATCAGGTGATTGATTTCATTACCAAGTTTAGGGAAGAGTTTCCCAAGTTACCTGTGGCTGATATCGCCTTTCCTCGCGGTGTCAATGGCCTGGATAAGTATACCAACAAGACCGGTCTTGCAGAGAGGCAGCACCCTGTATTTTGTGGGTTTGCCAACCCTGATGAATCGTATCTAGGCAGTTCGGTATATACCGTGGGTACCCCGATTCATGTCAAAGGGGCGCTCTTATACAATCATTATCTCAAATCGATGAATCTAAATAACCAATATGAGAGTATTCGGGAAGGCGAGAAGATTAAGTTTGCCTACTTGAAGCCTGGAAACATCTTTGATGATACCGTGGTGTCATTCATCGGTCGATACCCCAAGGAATTTCAGTTGGAGAAGTTTGTGGACTATGACCTGATGTTTGAGAAATCCTTTTTAGAGCCTTTGAATATCGTCCTGCTGGCCATCGGATGGAAACATGAACGCACCTCAAGTCTAGAAGGATTCTTTGCATGAAACAGAATTTTGAGTATATACCAGGGTGCCATATTGTTCCTGGGCATCAGGTCCATTGCACCCGGTGTGGAGCAGAGTATCCCAGTACCAGTAAGGTCTACGGTCGCCGACTTGTAGGCCCTGGTCCCCACTATTGGATGTGGTATTGTGCCATAGATAATTGTTATGGTAGTGGCGCTGATATTGTGCCTGTGTCCGTCGAATCTGCTTGATTTTCTCCCCCAACTCTGTTATAATGAAAGGATCAATATGAAACTCACCTATGAACAAATTGCTCAAGCCTGTCACGAAGCGAACCGGGCCTATTGTCATGCCCAGGGGGATTACTCCCAGTTGCCATGGTCGATGGTCCCTGCGAATATCAAACAATCAGCCCTGGATGGTGTGACCTTTCATTTGGCGCACCCCGATTCCAGACCCGATCAGTCACATGATAACTGGTTGAAGTTCAAAGAAGCCGATGGATGGACCTACGGACCTATCAAAGATGCAGACAAGAAGGTGCATCCTTGTATGGTACCCTACGGTGAATTGCCTGTGGAACAGCGGGCCAAGGATTACATTTTCTCAGCGTTAGTAGACACACTCAAACTATTCTAAGGGGTACCTATGTCATTGATGGATCGATTGAAGAAGACCAGCAGCATCGATATTGCCAGCGTCCTGGCTGATTCTGATGTGTTTGAAAATAACCAGGTGGTTCATACCGAGATCCCTATTTTGAACATGGCCCTCTCAGGGACCTTGCGTGGGGGTTTGACCTCAGGGGTGACTCAGATTGCTGGCCCGTCGAAGCATTTCAAGACTGGTCTGGCCTTGATGATGATTCGTTCATTCCTCAAGCAGTATGCTGATGGTGTGGTGCTATTCTATGATGCAGAATTTGGTACCCCACAATCCTACTTCAAGACCTTCAATATCGATACCTCAAAAGTCTTTCATACCCCAATCACTGATGTGGAGCAACTCAAGCATGATATCATGATCCAGTTGGCCGAATTCAAGCGCGGGGATCATGTGTTGATCGTGCTCGATTCACTAGGTCAATTGGCCTCGCTCAAGGAAGTGGATGATGCCATCGAAGGTAAGCAGGTGGCGGATATGTCACGGGCCAAGCAACTCAAGAGTCTGTTTCGGATGGTGACACCTCACTTGAGAATCAAGGATATTCCATTCGTCGTGGTGAATCACACCTACAAGACCATTGAGATGTACAGTAAGGATGTACCAGGTGGTGGTACTGGTGCCTACTATGCTGCGGATACCCTCTTGATCGTGGGGCGCCAGCAAGAGAAGGTTGATAAAGATGTGACGGGATTCAACTTTATTTTGAATGCCGAGAAGTCGAGGTTTGTCAAAGAGAAATCCAAGTTTACGATCTCAGTGAGATTTGAAGGGGGCATTGAACCCTATTCAGGATTGCTAGAGAGTGCGATTGAAGGTGGGTTTGTTGAAAAACCTTCACCTGGATGGTACTGTAAGGTCGATCCGACCACGAAAGGTCGAAGTGGTAAGTTTCGTGAAGCCGATACCAAGACAGAAACATTTTGGGGTGATATACTAGAAAATGAGGCGTTCCATGAGTATATGGCAAAGAAGTTTGGACTGGCTTTTGGCGATATTCTCGCCTCAGACGAGCCTACCCCCGCTCCCTAAAGTTCAGGCCGACTACGAGTTTACTGAAATCATTGTCGCAGAGGAGCATGTGGATGCGATCAGGCTCCTCACTGGCCCCTTTGCGAATGTGATTTTTTATTATGGTCATGTGAAAGTGGTGCCTGAAGGCGAAACCCACCGCCTGGCGTACCAATATACAATCTGGGATACCGCGGGGTTGTTGAAATCCGACTTGGTGAATTCCAAGGATTTTACAACTCACCTAGGGGACATTCTAGCGGCTATCATCCTAGACGAATCTCAGGAGGGTGAATATGTTTCGACTCGAAAGCACGATTCTGAAGAACCTGATTTACAGTGAAGCCTATATGCGAAAGGTGCTTCCCTATCTGAAGCCTGAGTATTTCAAAGAGCAGACAGAGAGAATCGTCTATCAGGAGATTGCCTCGTTTATCGATAAGTACCACAACCTTCCGACCCATGAAGCCTTGGTTATCAATGTCACTGAATCCACTTCTCTCAAGGAGAAGCAGGTGCAGGATGCAATAGAACTCCTCAAGATGGTCCATCTGGATCGTGCAGAACCGACGGATCTTCCTTGGCTTGCAGAGCAGACTGAAAAGTTTTGTAAAGACGCAGCCCTGTATAATGCGGTACTGGAAGCCGTCAGTCTCATGGACGAGACCAAGACTGGTCCCGACCGTAAGCCCAAAGAAGCCATACCAGAGATTCTCACAAAGGCCCTGGCCATTTCCTTTGATCCCCATGTCGGGCACGACTACATGCTGCAAGCAGACTCCCGATTTGACTTCTATCATCATACCGAGAAGAAGGTGCCTTTTGACCTCGACTTCTTCAACAAGGTCACAGGCATGGGGTTCTCGACGAAGACCTTGAATATCTTCTTGGCTGGTACAGGGGTCGGAAAGACCCTGGTGATGTGTCACATGGCCGCGGCCGCCGCAGCCCGTGGGTATAATGTCCTGTATATCACGATGGAAATGGCCGAAGAGCGTATTGCCGAGCGTATCGATGCCAACCTGTTGGATGTGGATATCAACCTGCTCAAGACATTGACCAAGGCGGAGTATGATAGGAAATTTGCTAGCCTGAAGAACAAGACCAATGGGAAAATTATTATCAAGGAATACCCTACGGCCTCAGCCTCCACCTTACACTTCAAGGCCCTGCTCAATGAACTGCAACTGAAAAAGAACTTCAAGCCGGCGATCATCTTTATTGACTATCTCAATATCTGTGCCTCGTCCCGTATTCGACCAGGGGGCAATGTCAACAGTTACACCTATATCAAGGCGATTGCCGAAGAATTGCGTGGCATGGGGGTTGAGTTTGATGTGCCTGTGGTGTCAGCCACTCAGACAACCCGAGGTGGATTTGATAACTCAGACCTTGAACTGACCGATACCTCAGAGTCCTTTGGTCTTCCTGCGACCGCCGACTTCATGGCGGCCATCATCTCCAATGAGGACCTGGAAGCCCTGGGGCAACTCATGATAAAGATTCTCAAGAATCGATACCAGGATAAGAATGTCAATAAACGCTTTGTTGTGGGTGTAGATCGTCCAAAAATGAGGTTGTATGATGTGTCGCCGTCAGCCCAGCACAGCATTCAAGACGCCGGTCAAGTGAAAGCGGATGTGCATAAACCATTTGATCGACCACAGAAATCCAGGGACTTCTCAAAATTCAAAGTATGAGGTGAATGATGCGTAACGAATTTAATCTTGGTGTCCAGGCCGATCAGATGGGGTACCCTAATGTGTCGGTCTTTGAGGACGCCCTGCCCCATACCTTCTGCGAGGATATGATACAGAAGTTTGAGGCCAATGAGAATAAGGTACAGGTCAAGACCACCTATAAGGATCTGCGGCACTTCACGGAGATCAATATTTCTCAGCATGGTATGCTTTCCGATCATGAAGCCATGGTCAGGGCGGCGATTTCATCGGCAAAAACCTATGCAAGCGAACAACAAATCAAGACGGATATCCAATGGCCCCAGCAGTACGGCTATGAAGAATTCCGTATGAAACGCTATCTTCCCAATGGAAAAGATGAATTTCGACTCCATACCGATGTGGGGAACTATGGTTCGGCCAGGCGCTTTCTGGCGTTCCTGTGGTATCTGAATACGGTCGAAGAGGGAGGGCAGACCTGCTTTGGTCATAAGCAGGATATGCCTGATGTGACGATCCCTGCGGTCCAGGGTCGATTACTGATATTCCCCCCTCTCTGGACCCATCCACATTGGGGCTGCAAGACTGTCAGTGGACCCAAGTACGTATGTAGTGGATATTTACACTACATCTAACATCACATATAAATAGAGCATCACAAGGAGAGATCATGCCCCCAGTCCCCAAACCATCAGCCCAGGTGGCAAAGAATATCCAGGATGTCCTTGTCCGTACCTATGGTAAGGATAATGTGGTGTATGATGGCGGTTGGGTATTCAAGGCAATTGGTCCTGCTCCTCGCAAGGCACGAAAGGCCATGCTGGATACGATAGCGTCATTGTTTGAGGGTTCGGTGAATGTTGAAGGAAAAGGTGACGCCACAGGGGAAGTGACGTACAAGGGATTCTCTATTAAGGCCAAGAAGGCGTCGGATGTTAAGAAATCCTCAGGCCCCTCGGGTGGCACCCATGATAAGTCCCAGTCCTCACTCAAACCAAAAGATATTGTCCCCTCCATCGTGAATAGTTGGATCACCTCAAATGAAATGGTCAAGCATGTCCTGACCTATCTGAAGAAATCTAATTTTGATAAAGATTTTCGGTTGAAAGTGGAGAAACTTCTGAAAGACACAGAAAACATCAAATCCTTTACTGTTCCCTATGATGATATCGGAGATCCTATTCCTTCTGAATTTTTTGAAGTGCTAACGGCGCTGAAACTCTCCGTGGCGCTACAACAAAACGACCTACGCCTCCGCCAAGTCTTGGGTATTCCTAAGACGGTTGACCTGCGTAGGTCTAAGATTAAAATTATGATTCCATTGGCAGCCAACGCCCCCCTATTGGATTATGAAATTAGTATTACCTCTAGTGAACAGAAAGATGATGGTGACCCTACCATCAAGATTAGTGTCAAGGCAAAAGTGTCCGGATCTAATGTTAATACCGTGAAATTTGATAGCGCGTTTGACAATGCCAAACAGGTTGAAACATGGTATAAGGGGCACAAGACTCCCAGGGAGAATCAGAAAGGTCCTTTTGAGACTGCCCACGCAGCACTTAATGCCAAAGCGTTGAATAAAGCAGTCCTCTTTCCTTTGATTGCCGTAGGAAATCTCCTGAATGAGCAGTCTACAGGACAGGCCACGGAACAGGTAATTCGTGCTCGCTACCTACCACCAGGAGTTACAACATTAAAATTTCTAAAAGATGCCCTGGCGCAAACCAAGA